AATTGTGAATGACGTGGAAGATAGACAAAAAGAAGATGCTAGAGAGCTTTTAGATGAAATGAAATTATTAGAAGATAATCTTGATTTAAAAATAAATAAAGCTTTAAATAATCCTTTATCAGGGTTGACATCTAAGAATTAATTACTATATAATACCTATAGCTGCCGAAAGGAGCTAGTAAACTTTGCTTTCAAAGGAGGTATATTATGACAAGCTTAGAACAATACAATCCATTTTGGATAGGATTTGATGATGTATTCAAAAGGATGAACTCATTCGAGTACACAACATTCCCACCATATAACATTAAAAAAGTAGACTCTGAAAACTATGAGATAGAAATGGCTGTCGCTGGTTTTACCAAAGAGGATGTAAAGGTTAAGTATGCAGAAAATACTTTAACTATTACAGGGCAAAAGAAAGACAAGCAAGACTCAAAAGAACTACTACACAAAGGAATATCTGAAAAGAACTTTGCTAAAAAGTTTGAACTAGCAGATGACTTTGTAGTAGAAGAAGCAGGGTTGCAAGATGGTCTACTTTGTGTTAAACTTAAAAAGATAATTCCTGAAGAAAAAAAGGAAAAGATTATCGACATTAAGTAATCTCACTTTCGGGGGTGTCTTTATAGGTGCCCCCTTTTTAGGATACAGGAGAACACATGCTAGATCAAGTTAAGAATTATAAAGAACGTATGCAAAAAGTTTTGGCTGAAGCAATGGAAGCCAATAACCAGCAGCTACTTAGTGGTAGCACTGATGACTATGCAGGCTATAAATTTTTAGTAGGCATAGGGCAGACATTAAATGATATGTCTGATAGACTAGAAACTGAGTATAAGAAATTATACAAAGATATTGCAGGAGGAACAGATGAGTAAACTACCAAAACCACAAGGTTATCGTATGTTACTTAAGCCGTGGGAACCACCAATAGCTACATCAGGCGGTATATTATTATCGGATCAAACAAGAGAACTAGCTAAGTTTGCTTGCGTGGTTTCTGAGGTAATAGATATGGGTCCAGAATGTTATAAAGACATGGAAAAATCTGCGACCACATGGTGTAAAGTGGGTGACTATGTACTCACTGGTAAGTATGTAGGGCTTAAATTCAAATATGAAAATGAAGATTATTCTATCATAAATGATGATGAAGTCGTAGCTATTGTACCAGAACCAGATAAAATAAAACATAGATAAGCCCTTGCAATAATACCACTAAATATGGTATTATATTGCACATAGCGTAAAACGCAGTTCGCAACTGACGGAGGTATAAATGATAGAAGACCCAAAAAAAGAAGAACTTAATCTAGAGGAAGAACTCGAGATTGAGATTGATGAAGAGGGGCACACAGAAAGCCCATCTGAAGAGCAGCCAGCTCCAGAACCAGAAACTCCCGAAACAACAGAGGAAGAAGAAAAAGAAGTAGATGAAGAACCTGAAGAGGCTGAAGCATCTCCTGAATCTGAAGAAGAGGAAGAGTCTGAAGATAAAAAAGTGTATGGCAAACGAGCTGAAAAACGCATAAAGCGTTTAGTTAAACAGCGTAAAGAACTACAAGAAAAGCTTGAAGCACTTGAAGCCGAGAAACAAAAGTTTCAACAAGAGCGTGAAGAACTATCTAGTAGAACTGCTGAGTCTGAGCTAGAAGCTGTAAAGCAATATGGTAATAGACTAAAAGCTCAAGAGAAAGAAATACTAGCTACTTTAAAAGATGCTAAAGCACAAGGTGATGTAGATAAAGAAATAGAAGCGACAGATAAATTAGCTTCTGTAAAAGCTGAAGCCTTAATTGTAAAGCAGTATGAACAAAGAGCTGGTAAAGCTTCCACAACTAAAAAAGTTTCTGCTGAAGAAACTGCTAAAGAATCAGAGACTAAAGCTCCTGTTCCAGATAGGAGAGCTGTTCAATGGCAAAAGAGAAACACGTGGTTTGGTGGTAATGATCAAAGTGAAAAGATTATGACACAAGCTGCAATGGTAATACATAAGGAGTTAATAGAAGAAGGAGTATATCCTGATGCTGATCCCGATGAATACTATAGTGAACTTGATGCTAGAATTAGGGCAGAGTTTCCTGAAAGATTTAAAGCAGATAAGACAGCAAAAAAAGTACAGGTAGTTGCGGGAGGAACGCGTACTTCCCCCAGTGGCAAACAAAAAGTCACATTGACAAAATCGGAAGTAGAGACTGCTAACAAGTTAGGAGTATCTTTACAAGAATACGCGAAACAAAAAATGCGCAGAGATCAAGCTGCGGGATAAGGAGTAGATGAATGACACAGGCTACTAAGACAACTCGAAAGACGCGAGCATCGGGTACTCGCAAGAAAACATGGGCACCACCAAGTCGATTGGAAACTCCAAAAGCTCCTGATGGTGTGCATTATAGATGGGTCAGAAATGAATTGCTAGGTGAAAGCCATGCAGGTAATGTTCACGAAAGACACCGTCAAGGATACGAACCAGTCAGACCAGAAGAGCTTGGCAGTGACTGGCAAGCGGATGTTTTAGACACAGGTAAACATGCGGGAACTGTTAGATCAGGTGATTTAATTTTGATGAAGGTTGACCAAGAAATTGCAGACCAACGAAATGAATACTTCGCTAGCAAGACCAAAGCTGCAGAGGGAGCGGTC